GGAGATTTAAAAAATGAAGTTGAATGAGATTTTAATAGTTGGTTTTATGCACATTATTATGAAGAGTCAGATTCAACGTCAGGTTTAAGTTCTAAAAATTTTGTCCCTTTAAATGTATCATATAAAAATTTATCTGATGAATTAAAACAAAGACATGATGAATTAAATTTAAGATGAAAAAATTTAAATCGATTAAGAGAGGATCAAATTCAAAATACTGGTACTAGAATTAAAATCGAAAGCATGTTTAATGCAGAAATACCGGATATTAGACCAGATTATATAGATCATTTAAATGATAAGAAAACAGAAAAGTTGGTAGCTATAAATATATTAAAAGAAAGATGTAAATTTAATGAATTTATATAAAGGTATTTTATTATGGGAATGTGAAAAGATATTGATATTTTTTTAAGAAAAAAAAATAATGGTGATATATTAGATATGTATGATATTGATGCTATCAATAATTCTTTATATAATATATTTACAACTCAATTAGCATCAAGAAGAATGCTACCTGAATTTGCTAGTATTTTATATGGACTTTTATTTGAACCTATAGACGATATTACTGCTAGAAAAATAGGAAATGAATTATTAAGAGCAATAAATGTGTGAGAAACACGAATTACAGTAAAAAATATTAATGTGTATCCGAATCCTGATAAGAATTCATATGAAGTTACATTGATATTTGAAGTTAAATCAACTAAAGAAGTAGCATCTTTTAAATATTTGCTTTCTGCAGGTTAGGAGTTTTAAAATTATGAATACAACATTAAAAGATAATAATGCAATTGTTCCTGAAAGAACTTTAATACCAGATTATCTTAGCACTGATTTCGAAACATTTGTTGCTAGACAAATTGAAGTTTTAAAAAAGACTGAACAATTTAAAGATTATAATTTTGAAGGGTCTAATATTAGATTATTAATGGAATGATTTGGATATATTTCAGAATTAAATACTTTTTATTTAAATAAAATAGCAAAAAATGTTTATGATGATACCGTAGATATGTATGAAAATTCTCATAGAATTTCTACTTTAAAAGGATATAATCCTAGAGGATATATATCTTCTAGTGCTGAAGTCGAAATTACAGTTAAAGTATATGATGATAAATTAAGAGTTAATTTTTTGCCTGGAGATCAATTATATATTCCTGCAGGTAAATATATTTTTGCTAAAATAACAGATGATAATAAAAATTCTTATAATTTACCTTTTATTGTCAATGATTCTCTTACTATAGACATTCCAAATGATCCTGATATTGTTGTTAATGGATTTTATACATTTAAAATTCCTTTAATTCAAGGAACTAGAGTAAATTATACATACAAAGGTTCTGAATTAATAGATAATAAAATCATATTACCTTTTTATAATTTTAATCATGATGCATTAGATTCTGATACTAAATCTACGATTCATGTTTCTATAGATAATGAAAAATGAGTGAGAGTAGATAATTTTTTAAATTTTATGTCAAATCTATATGAAAATAATAAAACTGATAATGTATTTAAAGTTAATTATGACAAATATAAAAGATATATTTTAGAATTTTCAACATTTAGATCAGTTCCATCTCCATTATCTGAAATTAAAATTTCTTTACTTGTAAGCGATGGAAGTTTAGGAAATATTGGTAGTAATTTAATAAATTTATTGACTGAAAAAGAATCTACAGGGATTGTATATAATAATACTAAAAGAGTAGAAATTCCATTAAGTAGTATTACAGTAACTAACTCTCTTCCTTCTCAAGGCGGCTGTGAACCGCAAACAATTGAAGAGATAACAAATATTAGTAAAGGTTTTATGAATTCTCAGGAACGTTTAGTTACTAAATATGATTATATTACATTTTTAAAAAGTAGATCAGATATTATTACAGCAAATGCATGAGGTGAAAAGGAAATATCATATAAAGGGAATACTTCTTTATATAATAAGGTTCATATTTCATGCATCCCTTCTACTTGAAATAGTAATACTATAGAAGTGAGCGGGATCGATTGAACTATTGATACAAATTCAACTGAAATATATAAACCTATTAAATTTTCAGATAATTTTAAAGAAGATTTAAAGACATATTTAGAACCTAGAAAAATATTAACAACATATGAATCTTTTGAGTTGCCTGAATTAATATATTTTGCATTCAGAATAGATTTAAGAATAAAAAGATTATATAATTTTCCTGATGTTGCTGAAACTGTTAAATCTAAATTAGATTATTATTTTAAAGCTAAAAATAGAAATTTCGGTGAAAAGGTAAGTTTTATGGATATTCACAATTATCTATTAAATATATCACAAAAAGCCGATGGATATAATTGAGATTTAATTAAAGGTGTAGATAATATAATTTTTAGAGAAATTTCTATTTTTAATGAACCTATATCTCAAGAAAAGATAGATTTTTATTCAGTTCCTGTTTCTGGTGGAAGTTATATTAATGAAAAAGGTGAAGAAATTATTGTAGATCGAGGATATGGTGTTACTATAAAACCAGGCAGTAATATATATCCTCCTAATAATGAATATGATTATCCTAAATATTTAAAAAATGAATATATGGATAATATTGAAAATAGATTAAAAGTTATTGAGTTGTCACATAATCAATTTCCTTTATTAGCTACAGATTTATGTATTATACAAGAAGAAAGAGGATAAAAAATGTCTTATAAAAAGTTTTCAGACATTCCATATTATTTAATTAAAGATTATTTTGATATATTAAGTGAAACGAAAGAAAAAGAAGTATATGATGACATCATTACTCTTTATAATGATGTGTTGTTTATGCAACCTGAATTACTATGAGATAATAGACATCAAGGATTTTTAGATTTTAATGCATCTTACAATAAAATTGAAAGTAAAACATTTAAATCTAGATTATTAGGTCCTCGCACAACTATTGTAAGTAAAGGGTCTCAATGAACTACTTTTTATGCAAAAATAGAAAATTATGGATATAAAAAAATAAAAATGCAACCTGTAGTAAATGAAGAATGAACTCAGGAAAATTATTTACTTTTTAATAAGGCTGAATTTATCGAATCTTCTCCTGGTATTTTTGATTCAAATCAAATTGAACCAGAATCATTAATAAAAGATACTGATTATTCAATAGAAAACATTAATGATACTCAATTTACTGTAGTAAAAAGAATAACAGAGTCTGAAAATGTAAATAGTATTAAAAGAGCAGCATTGTTAGATGATAATAGCAAATATAATAAAGGAAAAACTTATTGATTTAAAACTTATTTAAAAGATAAATTAAATGAAAATGTTAAATTAAGTTCTGGTGATGAGTTATATATAAGAAAAGATAGTTATTTTCATGATTGATTTAGAAAATATTTAAAAAATTTAGCTGATATACTACATAACGGAAGTAATTCTTTAGTAATTAATAAATTAGATTCTAGATATAACCAATGAAATCATAAAACATTTTTAAATGATAATAAATTATTTTTATATTTCGGGAAAGCTTCTCCTGTGCTTTTTGATGAATCTAAATGAAAAATTTACCATAGAGGGATGAAAGATTTTGCTATTGAAGCTATTCCTACTAATGATATGAGTGACAACTTAAAAACAATGTCATGAGAGATATTTGATAGATGTTATCAAGAAACATATAATATGCAAAAAAATATATATAGTTTGCTTGATGTAGAAGAAGTCCAAGATGAATTTTTAGGATATTTATCTAAATTTTATGATATAAACTTAGATAGTTATAATTTAGAAATAGATAGACAAAAAGAATTTACAAAAAATTTAATATATTTCTTAAAAAAGA